GTGCCAACGTTGGTGTCTAAGGGGTCGGTGTAAGCACAGAGGGTTAGTGACCCGGAAACAGTCGACCCAATTGCTCCCACAAACACTAGCTTAGCACGCAAAATCCGATACAACTGAAAATCAACCGCCTTGTTGTACAGCCCTCGCAAAAGCGGAGCACAAACATTACCAGTACCACCAATGGTGAGAGCACCGGAAATGATTCGTACTCCTGTCAACCCAAGAGGGCTAAGAGGACTAGACCCAGAGACTGATCCAGATGAATTGGAAACCAACATGAGAGCAGTGGTACCAGGGGTGCCCCCAGTTCCGCCGACCATGATGGCATCACGACACGGGCCGTATCGGTGCGATGCAACAGGGGCCTTCTTGCGCCCAGGTGTGACTCGCTGATTCTTGTTTTTCATGTTTTAAATTGTTTAAAATAATTTGACGGTGTGGATGCATCTAAAGGCCAGTGAGTGGGAACGAACCCCTCAAGCGCGCGAACCTCCCTACGGATCCGAAGATCCTGTTCGATCGCACGTTGGGTGTCCGGATCCACGCCAAAAGCAAGCCAGAAGGAAAACCTACTTGCTTCACTCACTGCTGAAACCCTAGACGTCAATCCACGTGACAAATGCTTCATCCCAGTATACTCCACCAGTCGATCTGGTGCACTACGATCACCAGCCGCCAGCCGAAGATTAAGATAGAACTCTTGCATGACAGGGACCCCTGAACAAGTGGCCAAGCCACAATCAGAAACCCCAGCAAGCCATTCCAAATACTCTTCGTCACTAACGGTTAAGGTGCACATAGTGTCCTTCTCAAAAGCGACCTTAGGAGTCCGGACCATACGCCATTCATCACCCACAAGGACCGGATGCATCTGACAAAACTCAATAGCCTCAAAATTAAAAGCGGGAGGCTCAGACGTGAGGCGGAAGCCCATCTCCTCAAACCACTCGTTGATCCCCGTAGTAAACCTCTCGAGGTCTTCTTGCTCCATGAACACAACACAATCATCACCATTGTTAGCTAGATTAATACGTACGCCTTTAAAAGAGGCATACGAATAAACCATAGCACACATAATGAGACAATTGCCCAGCCCAGTGTTCATATCTCCAGAAAACCTACGCCCCTCGACCGAATACTTGAGCTTGCCATCAGGGCAGAAACTCTTCCCGCGATTGTCAATCTGCCAGGTCAAGTATTTAGCAAGCTTGGGATCCTTGAAAATTCTATTATATATGTCATGCTCCCATCGTAACCAGGGAGCTGAGACATGTGCATCGAAAGCAGTGGCATCCAACCC